CTTTCGTCGGAATATGCGGTCACGTTGCCGGCTGCCACCAGATTGCCGGACGCGTCCAGCGTCATCTGGTTCAGCCAGGTCGAAATCGATGTACCGGCAGACGGTGCGCTTGCGCTGCGCCAGTAGTGCGTCTGGGTGGTGTTGTTGTAATACTGCGACACTCCGCCGGCCGCGAATGCCACCCAGCTGGATCCGTTCCAGTAGCCGTTCGTCGTGACGGCTGTGGTGGTTGACAGGTCGCTCGACAGTGACGTCATGGCCCCCAGCTGCACCGCCTGCCATCCAGTGGCCCAGGCCGATGCTGGCGCCGATCCCAGGCCGAAATTGCCGTTGGCATCCAGCTGCGGGACCTTGTTGGCCCCTCCTGCCGTACTAAGTGAAGACGCGCTGACGGCGTCGGTGATGCCGTAGCCGGACAGGGTTGTCGGGTGTCCCGTGATGCCAGACCATGGGACGGATCCAGCTGCCCCTGTGATGGCGATCGGCCATGTCCCCGATGCGCCTGTGCCAGTGTTTGCGGGTGGTGTGAACCCCAAGGCCCCAGTGACCTGTGCGCCGGTAATGGTGGAAACCGTCGCGGCGTTGCCTGTGATGTTGATCCCGTAGGCGGTGGTCAATGCCACCCAGGCGCTGCCGTTCCATTTTTCCCAGCTGCTTGAAGCGCTGCTCCAGCCGATCGACCCGGTCGGCAGGTTCGTGGGCGACGTCGTGGCAGGGTCCAGCGCCAGCGCCAGGTCGTTGAACCTGGCAGACATCTGCGACACGAAGGTCGTGTAATTACTTAGCGTTGTCGGTTGCGAATGATCAGCCATGATGTGCGTCAGTAACCCTTGATCGACCAAGATGCGCTGCCGCTGACCCGCGCACCGGAACTATTGAATAAGTATACCCGCAAGCCCTGGGAATACATAGACACATTCCCGCTTCCGTTCGCAGCGGTCAGCGCCACGGTGAAGCTGTTTGTCGTTGCGGATGTGACCGTGTAAACCCCGGATATTCCGGTTCCATTTGTGAATTCCAGGCGCACCCTCTGGCCAACTATCTGATCGTGTGCCGTGGCGTTGACGGTGCAGACATTAGATGCGATCGAATAGGTGCCAGCGATGATCGCGCCCATGAAGTCATAAACCGCCGTGATCGGCGTCGACCCCGCAGCCGTGGCCGTGATCGATGTCACGTCCATGAACTCGAAATTGAAATTGGCCAGGGTTCCGCTGGTGTCCGAAGCATTGCAGCTGACGGATCCGGCATCGTTGCGCAGCTTGGCGTTCAGTGTGACCGTCAAGCCAGACACGGAATAAAGGTCTCCTGGTGCATTGGCCGTCGCGGAAATCGTGACCTTGACGTACCGGAACCCGGTCGCATAGACGCTGGATCCCGTGAACGTCGTCCAGCTGACACCGTCCGGGGATGTCGCGCAGGTGGTCGCGACCGTCGGCGATCCTGACACTGCAGCGGCGTTCATGGCCACCGTGACGCTGGAACTGGCGACGACCGTGCCGAAATCGAATGTCTCGGTATAGGTGCCCGTGCCACTTGCCGGCTCGATGTAGATCGGCTGGCCTGCGTTGATCTGATCCTGTGGCGTGTTCCAGCCGTTGGCGGTGAAGTGCGACGCGAATGTCTGCGATGTGTTGACCGGCATGATCAGCTTGCCGGCCTCGACATAGGCGGACGACAATGTTCCGCTGAAAGTGCTGGTCAGCTTGCCGTAGAAAATGAAGTCCGGCGGCTGCGCCACGACAGCGGCCAGCGATGCCGGCGCAGACGCGTTCCCGGCTGTGTCGACAGTCGTGATCCAGTAGGTGAAGGTTCCATTCGACAGCTCGTTGATGGTCGTGAACATGCCATCCTTGCGACCGATCGGCGTCGCCGTGGCGAATGTCGGGCCCTTATATAGCATGTAGTGGCTGATCGGCAGCGTAGTGGTGGCTGGTGCCGTCCAGTACAGCATGACGTTGTTGTCGATCACCTGGCTGGTGAAATTGGCTGGCGAATTGGGCGCCAGCGCGACGACGATCTTCGACAATCCGCTGCTGACGGCGCCCAGCTTGTCTACGGATGTGATCGTGAATGTCTGGCTGCCGACCCAGTTGGCCGGCACCGTGATCGAATTGGCGCGCACCGTTGTCATGGTGCTGCCATAGCTCACCAGGTAGGAATCAAGGCCGAACTGCGGAGCAGCATCCGTCCAGGTCAGGGTGACCGTCGCGCTGGTCATGCTGGTCGAATTGAACGTCCAGGCCAGGTTTGTAGGGTTGACCACTGCTGCAGGCGTGAATGTGATCGATGCCGATGCGGCGCTGTAGTTGCCCAGGAAGTCGTAGGCGCGCAGATACCAGGTCGGCGATGTGCCGGCAGCAGGCACCACGGTGGCCGTCAGGGACGACCCACTGAACAGCGCGCCGGCTGTTCCCCATCCAGTGTCGCTAGTGCGGATTTCATAGCCGATGACGTCCAGCTCTGGATTGGGCGACCAGGAAAGCTGAACCGCAGCCCCGACCACGCTGGTGGCCAATCCCGTGGGCGTTGACGGCGCCGATGCGTAGCTGACCGATGCTGTGGTCCATGCACCGCGCCCGATGTTGACACCAGCGACGCGGACGTTCGCCGTCGCTCGGTTGTTTGCTGGCCAACGGTAGGACGTCCCTGGCACGCTCGTCAGTGACGACCAGGTGTTTCCGCCGTCGCCACTGGTTTCGACGACGTAGTGATCCGCGCCAGCAGCTGGGGCCCAGCTGGCCACGTATTGCGGCGTGGCTCCCGTGACGTCGATCAGGATCTGCAGCCCGACGACGGTCGGCAGCGCGTTGATCGATGGCAGTCTGGAATAGGCCAGGGCCGGGGCCGTCAGGCCCTGGTCGGCCGTATGAACCGATGGATCCTCATTGACGGCCGTGATCTCGACCAGATAGGGTCCACGCGGCTGCACGGCCATGACGCGCGCGGGCTGCCGCCAGGTATCACCAGCACCAAAGGCGATGTGGGTGCGTTCCTCGGACATGCCCGTGTAAGGTGTGAAGCTGGGCGACGATGTCAGGATCAGCGTGTTGGCCGCGTTGCCTTGGCTGACTTGATAGGGCCCGTCGATCGACCCGTCGCGTTTGCGCAGTCCGACGTAGTTGGCCGACGTCGTTGACCAGGTCAGGTTCTCGTTGACGGTCAGCGTATTGGTCGCCGCATTCCATCCGGTCACCTCTGCGGTCTGGCCCCAGGCTGGCATGTCGTGCGTGATGGCGATCAAGTCACCAAACGACGGTATGAACCCCTCGGCCTCAGTCTGGAATTTGATGATCTTTCGCCGGTATCGGTTGCAGGCTGCCTGGTATAGCCCCTCGCGGTAGGCGTGCGCGCGATCAGTTGCGCCCAGAATGCTGACCTTGGCCGGGTTCCGGTTCGTGCCACCTGCTAGCGTGCAGGTGATCGTCTCCTGCTGCCAGACGGTATTGTCGAAATACGTCACCTGGACACTGTCGGCCGTCACATCCGTCGGCGTCATGTATTGGATCGACAAGCTGTTCTGCACGATGTTGCGCATGCTGAACAAGGCCACAGGAAGGGTCGCCGGCTGGTCACGCATTGCGTGCAGAATGCCGCCCTGCATGAATGGCTTGGTCCGGCAGGCGGATCCGATCTGTGCCAGGGCGTCCCACAGGGTCCCAGCGGTGTCGAACCGGATGTCCAGATAATCGCCGCGCGCCGCCAGGGTCTGGTCCAGCGCATACAGGCCAGGCCAGTCGATGTTCGCCGTCTTGACGCTTCCGCCGTAGATCGAATTTGTCGCGGCATCCACCAGCGCAGAGGCCATCGATCGCGTCGCTGCCAGCGACCCAGGACCAGTCGCCGTCACGGTTGGGATCATCCGGGTGCAGATAACATTGATCTGGCGCGCTGAATCACTCGACAGGTTGTTCGTGGCCTGGGCGCGAACTGCCAGCAGCGTCACGTTGCCGTAGTTGTTGGTGTCCGGCATGTAGGCGCGCAGGCCGCCCCAGTCGATGTCGTTCCCGGATCGGCTGTTCGTGTCCTTTGCGTCGACGCGGAATGCGCGAACCTGAAAACGGGGATATTGCTGGCCGCCACCATTGCCCGACACGTCGAACCGGTAGGAATTGCGGATCGCCGTGGTGGTTGCGCCGGATATTGACTGTTCGCCGTTGCCGCCGCCCAGATTGAACCAGGGTCCCAGCACGGCGCCGACCTGATCGATCAGCTGCGCCTGCAGGATGACCGTGGCAGACCGGGCGTCCAGGCCGCCGTTGTTGTTCGCGTAGAACTGACCCTTGGGACAGACCAGGTCGATGCCGATCGCATTGCAGCTGGTGCCCGCGTCGTTGGCTACAAAAGGGCCTAGAACGGTGCCGATGGCCACGGCCCCGTCGGTCGTTTGTGAATCATTGGCGCCGACCTCGAATGTGTAGGCGCCGGTGGTGCCCGGGTTGCTGACAGCTGTGACGGCATAGACACCGCTGACGGATGTCCCGCTGGTGAACGCAAGCCAAACCAGCTCGCCGACATAGGTGTGGCGAACGGACGTATTGG